CAGATGGCGGACTTTATTTCTCTCCTGGCTGAGTGCGTAGCTGTGTCTGAGGGTGACCACTTCCTTGACGTGCGATCTGGCATCGGTACGAAGCTGGCTGTAGCCCGTGATCTGTTCGGCCTTAGCTCAATGGGCCTGGAGCGGGAAAAGGAACTGTTCAAGTACGCGCATGACAGCGGCCGGGCAACCATTCTCTCTGGCGCGCTGGAAGCCAACCCTGAGCACTTCTGGGTAGCCGACATCATCTGGCTGTACCGACCGTACAGGGACTCGCTAGCCCAGGCCAAGCTTGAGCACAAGATCTACGAAGAGATGAAGACCGGCGCTATCATTGCCGGTGCAGGATTCGAGCAGCCGCCCGGTGGTTTCGAGATCGTTGTGGACAACTGGGAAGACGGCCTGGCCAGCGCGTGGAAGAAGCCCGCTAACTGGGAGCCCGTGATCTACGACCTGAATGAGGATGAATGACTGACCCGCGACCAGGCTGGAGCCAGTATTTTCTAGGAGTAGCCGATGCAGTGTCGGCTAGAGGTGACTGTACCCGACGACAGGTTGGGTTCGTACTAGTAGATCCCGAGACAAAAGACATTATCGAGACGGGCTACAACGGTGCTCCCAAGGGAATGCCGGGTTGCCTGAGCGCTGGCGCGTGCCCGAGAGGGCGGCACTACCAGGAAGCATCCATGGTATACGAAGACGGCTTTTGCGCCTGTGGCAATACGTGGCCTTGTGATGAGGCAGTCGCTCCTGGCTCCAGCTATGACACGGGACCGGGCACATGCCTGGCGCTGCACGCTGAACAGAATGGGTGTATCCGCGCAGGTCGCCGCGCCAGGGGTGCCTGGGGATACTGCACCGATTCACCTTGTGACGGCTGTCTCAAGCTAATGCGAGGCGCTGGGGTAGTGCGTGTGGTTTGGCCGGACGGTAGCCTAGACCTATAGGAAAGCACTGCGCTGGAGGCCCAAATGGAAAGCCGTGACGCCAAGCCGTTGACTGCAGTCGAGCACCTGAAGTTCAAGGCGATCATTGAGTATGCCACCAAGCCGGACGAGCGCAGGATGCTTTCCACCTCCCTGGGACAGGTAAGCCACCCGCAGGGCCTCTCCGTAATGGATGCTATGCAGCGGGTGGCTCGCCGTATGTGGCGCCCCTAGTACAGGGCGGTTACCACGTCAATCATGATCATCATCTGCTCGACTGTGACCTTGTCGATACGGTCGTTCTTGCAGTCCTTGATCATGACCTTGAACTGGTTGAACTGATCGTTCGTAAGGTATGTCCGGACCCAGCAAGCTAGCATCATGTCAGGGCTGAGCGGGGCGTTCTCGTTGAAGCAGTACTCGCGGATGTCAGGAGCCTTGCCGGTCACTGTCGTCCTTCTTCCTGTTGTTGAACCTTACGGTGCGGCCGATGATTACAGCAACGAGCACCCAGAACCCTATTCCAGCAGGCCATGCCCAGCCGCCGATGTACTTGCTCAGGAAGACAACGGGCAGCAGGTAGAAGATGCAGCAGATGAACAGCCAGATCAGAGGGCCTAGTGAGCCCCCGGTATCACGGAAGATCATGAGCAGATCGTCGCCGGGTTCAGGCCAAGGGTATACACGGTGGCTACCTGGTCAGGCTTCATGTACACGGTGACCGTTGCGTTCGCGCATACCTCGGTGACACCGGGCGGAAGTGACGAGAGATTCGTCAAGCCCGAGCCCTTGGCGGCCGAACTACAGCTCTGCATGGTCGTCTTGTTGGACGCCAGGTAGATCGTCAGGCCGTCGAACGCGCCAGAGGCGTAGCAGCGAGCGGGCGTTGGCTTGCCGGGGCTGACCACGATTACTACTGACACGATGAAGGCAGCCAGCAAGGCAGCTACCAGGCAGAGCAGCAGCCAGCACTTGCGGGTCTGCGGGACAGGTATTTTCATGACTCGTATCCTCCTTGCGGTTTGGTCTCGCTGGCGTATGGTACCCCAGCCGAAGATGAAGTGTTTCATGGCTAGCTCAACCCCGACGACCCTCGACGTATTCCCTGGTGGGACTGCGATCTAGGAGTTAGTCTAACTGAGTAGGCACCTCAAGACTACGGAGAGTGATCAAGATGGCTACCAGTTCCCCCCTCGTCTACAACGTCAAGGACTACGGTGCAACCGGAGACGGAAGCACCGACGACACCAGCTCCATCACCAGCGCCATGACCGCAGCAAAGGCAACAGGCGACGTTACCCCGGTCGTGTACTTCCCTGGAGGAATCTACATGATCTCCCAGATCAGCGTTCCGGCAGGCGTAACCCTTCAGGGCGTGCACTCCAGCGCCTACGGGGTAAGCGGCGGCAACATGGACTCTCCCGGCTGGCCTGTGTCCGTGCTCAAGCAGCGCACTAGCCAGAACAAGGACGCAGTGGTGTTCGCGGACAATGCCAACTACCAGCGCGTCTTCGATCTTGGCCTTGACGGCAACAAGTACACCACGAGCAACACCTCCGGCAACACTTCCGGCTACGGCTGGAGCGTTCAGGACGGCACTAACGGCCAGGAGAGCCAGGTCATCCTGGAGCGCGTGTTCGCGTTCAACTGCGCGGACTCTGGCATCTACCTCGGCAAGAACCGCCGTGCGAACAAGGTGCTGAACTGCGTGTCAAACTACTCCCTGAACCGCGATGGCATTACGGTCGCCGGGTCGGACAACACCATTCAGGGGTGCATCTTCGGCAGCAACGCCCACGCGGGTATCTGCCTGGGCACCACCACGTCGCTCCGCTGGTCGCAGTTCGCGGGTAACAGCGCGTCGGCCGTGACCCACGTTTTCAACAACGACATCTACCAGAACCTCGTTGGCATCAGTGTCGCATCCGGCTCGTGGGGCAGCCTCCTCATGGGCAACGGCATCGACCGGAACAGCAACGAGGGCATCTCCGTGTGGAGTGGCTACGACACGTCTATTCAGATGAACTGCTTCCACTCCAACGGTATCGCCATGGACAACACCTACCCGCACGTCGGCCTCGGTTCCGGTGTCACCCAGATTGCCATTAGCGGGAACGACTTCGGTCCCCAGGACGGCAACGAGTCCAACAAAGCGAACTACTGTGTGTTCAAGTCAGGGGGCATCGGGGCTACCACCGTGGTCGGTGACTACGGGACCGAGAATACCGCTGGCGGTACTCCCAACGTTACGTCCGCCCACAACTTCCACAACTGAGCGCCTGTCGCCTTAGCCTTGGTTACGGTAGGCTTTAAAGTGATCGTAGCCAAGGCTGAGGGGGCGCTGTGACGTACAATACCGTCTCTGTTACCGGCAACAACATCTTCGGCAATGCCCTTGGTGAAGTCGTTAACGTGGCGTTCTCTCCTGCGTCATTCTACTTTGACACCCCGGCTAACACGCAGATCAACGCCCCGGTAGCCGTGGCAACATCCAACTCTGCAGGTGTATGGACGGTATCGGGCATTATCGACCCTACTCCTGACGGCTCGGGAATGGCCTGGAAGCTAACCGTTTCCGACAAGAGCACTGGCCAGGCTCTTTACAGCGCGCTCGTTCAGGTTGCCTACTCTAACGGCGCTAGCCAGAACTGGCTGTCCCTTACACCGCCTCCCGCTCCTGCCAACACCGGGACGTTCCTCTCGGTTTCCGGTCCTTCTACCGGCGCTAACCAGATCCCCATGACCACCGGGGCTGGCAGTGTCCTGACTTACTCCTACGGCCAGGTACCCATCAACGTGCGCAACTTCGGCGCTGACCCTACCGGTGTTGCTGACTCCACAACAGCTATCCAGAACGCCATCAACGCGGCAACCGGGGTACTGGCCCCGTCTACTCACTCCCGGGTGCCCACCAACTCCGTGTACATCCCTACCGGCTCGTACAAGATCACGTCCGACCTGTCGATCGTTTCCACTCAGGGATTCAACCTGTACGGAGACGGAGCCGAGCTGACGATCCTGGTGGCGAGTGGTACCGGGTTCACCACCGGCCCTGTCGTCGTGGACGGTTCCTACGCAGGCCGTTACCGTGGGTTCACCATCAAGGGCGACGGCACTGAGCAGGTCACGAACGCCTTCACCCTGACTTACACCACGGCTGCCTCCCGGTCTACCACCGGAAACCTGATCGAGCACATCCGGGTTCGCAACCTTAACTTCGTTACCGGCATTAACCTTGCTGGCGTAACCAACCGGCAGGTTGACTCCACTCGCCTTGACTGTGTTGTGGTCGGCGGCGGGCAGACTGTAAACGCCTGGAGCAGCAGCGGTAACTGGCAGCAGGGATTCGTTTTCGGTAACAGCACATTCGCTAACATCTACGACCAGGTGCTTACCAGGTGCGACGCATCCAACTGCTACTACGGCATGTACAACAACGTGTCCAGCTTCTCGCTGAACGGGTCGCAGCCTGCTAACAACTACTGTGACTTCTACATTAACCCTGGTGCGCAGACTACGGTAACCAACGTTCAGTCCCAGAACGCAGGACAGCTTCTGATATCCCCGTCCAACTTCTCTCCCCAGCCTGTCACGTTCAACGATATCCAGATGAAGTCCAGCTACCTGTCTGGTGCCAGCAATGCGTTCATTACCCTTGGCGGCGGCTACTGGAACTTCAACAACGTCAACGCCACTAACCTACAGATTTCAGGATCATACGTTAACGGGCTTGTATCCATTACAGGGTCCGGGGTTAACCGGCCGTGCGTGGCTATCTTCAATAACTTGTCCATGCGCGGTCCTCGCTCCGGTGCATTCGCGCTGAGTAACGCGATTGTCTCGGTTCTCGGTTACACGAACTACGAGCCGACCACCGGCAACTCCACCTACGCCACAGGAGACGTGGCTTCCTATAACCAGGGCGGAAGTTGGACTACCATAGGAGGCCCAGGAGTTCTCCCTGCTGTCACCTACATCACAGCTACCGGCAACACCACCTACACGATTCCGGCGAACTCTCAGACCCTCGACGTCCTCATTGTGGGTGGTGGGGCCGGTGGCTCGTCCGGGGCGTATTCGGTTGCGGCTAACGCTGGTGGAGGACCAGGGGGTGGGAGCGGAGGCGTATCCAGGCAGCAGTTCGCTGTAGCGGCTCTTACCAGCCCCGTTACCGTTACCGTTGGCGCAGGAGGAAACGGCGGCGCAGCAGTAACCTCGGCCGGGAATGGCAATTCCGGAATAGCGGGTACCGCAACCCTGTTCGGGGGCTACCTGTCCGCGAAGGGCGGGGCGGCTTCCAGTGCGGGTTCCACTACGCTCGCGGTGACCGCAGGCGGGGCGGGTGGCGCTGGTACTAACGTATCCTCGGCTGGCGGAGGCCAGGTAGCTTCTGCATCCACTCCAACAAGCGCTACGGGGCAGAGCACAGGCGGCGGGGGCGCTGGGGGTAATGCGGCCGGTACCACAGTGGCATCTGGCAGTAACGGCGGCACAATCACTGGTATTGCTTCCTGGGGAAACCCTTCTGCTGGCGTGTTGGACGTAGCGCTTGTTACCGGCTTCCCGACTTCAGGAACGGTAACAGTGGCTACGTCTACTACCCCAGCACTGGTCAGCTACACCGGAACGGCGGCGGGGCAGCTTACCGGCTGTGCTTATGTGTCCGGAGGTACTGGCACTGTTGCTACTGGTGGGGCTGTCAACTTGGCTGCCGCAGGCGCTGGGTGTACCGCTACTGTAATGGGCACATCCAGCAACTCGTCTACTGGCGGTGTAGTGGGCGGGGCTTCGCCTACAAACGGATCTGCTCCTGCGGCGCAGGGAGATACCGCTCCCGGTGGCGGCGGCGGGGCCGCTGCGTTTGGTGCGTCTAGTTCCGCACAGTCGGGAGCAAACGCCCAGGCTAACTCTGGCGGTGGCGGCGGTGGCGGCGGCGGAAACACTGGCTCGGGCACTACATCAGGTGCAGGCGGTAACGGCGGGTCAGGATTCGCCCTGATCATCGCTTACTACCAGTAAGATAAGAGGGGGGTTAGTTATGGACATGCCAGTTTTCTACGCCAACGCCAACGAGGCTATAGAGATCACGCCGGTCTCGTTCTTTAACCTTGCCGATGTGATTACCGACCCGGCTAGCGTAACGTGCGTGATCGTAGACCCAACGGGCGTACCCACCACCTACACCTACGCTGCGGGCAGCGGGATAAACCAGATCGTCAAGGTATCTACCGGTGACTACTCTCTCTCCGTTGACGGGCTCAGCACTCCCGGCCTGTACATGTTCACGTGGATTGGCACTGGCAGTGGCGTTCAGCAGGTAACTCCAGGAACCTTCCGCCTCGTGCCCATAACGGACGTGACTACCGGAATGCAGAACTGGTACTGCGGCCTGGATGAATTCAAGTCCCGTAACAGCATCCCGCTGACCAACGTTGCCGATGACTACGAGATCTCCATGGCCATCCAGACTGCTTCCGGGTGGATCAACCGATACTGCGGCACGCACTTCTACCAGGTGGCTGAGGCCAGGACGTACCCCGTAACGGACATCTACTACCTGCCCATCGACCAGATCGTGCCAGGCTCCATCACCTCTTTCAAGATCGACTACGACGGTGACGGGGTATTCGAGACGGCGTGGACTGAAGGCCAGAACTACCAGGTCTACCGCGAAGGCGATACCTACAACCAGAACTACGCTGGAATCAAGCGGCCCTTCGACTTCGTTAAGGTAATCATGGGCGGGCCTGCCCTGACTGCCGGTGGCGGATTCTTCCCGTTTGTGTGGCCGTTTACCCACGATGACCGCGTGCAGATCACCGGCACATGGGGTTGGCAGCAGATTCCACCGGAAGTAACCCAGGCTTGCCTGATCATGGCGACCCAGCTTTTCAAGGAGAAGGACTCGCCCTGGGGAATGGCTGGAGTCGGTGACCTAGGCGTTATCCGTACTTCTCAGTCCCCGTTCCTGGTCGAACTGCTTCGTCCATTCATCAACCCTCGGAAGAAGGTAGGCGTATAACGTGGCTGCCAAGCCGGTAAAGGCCCCGAAGACCTCGCTGACAAAGAGCGCAACGTTCAAGCGCGTTAGCCCTAGGATCGCCAGCGGGTTTACGCCGGTACAGTCCAACGCTGCCAGGCTGCGAGCCACTAACTCCCTTAACCGGGCCAAGTACAGGACTAACCAGTCAATAGTTAAGAGCCCAACGGCAAACGGCAGTCCGTACTTCGGAATGTATGCAGCCCTGCAGAGGGCACAGGCTAAGTACCGGCTGAACGCTACTAAGAACGCGGCCATGAAGAGGTCCAACACCCAGAACCAGCAGCTAGCAGCGGGAAACTGGGCACGGAAGATGTCGGCTCAGCGATCTGGCAGGCAGCAGGTTAAGACCCTGGCCTTGTACGGAATCCAGAAGTCCATGCGGGCTATGGTTACCAAGGCTGCCGGTGCTGTTCCTGCTCCTGTTGCCGTAGCCAGGGTTACCGTCCGCACCAGGAACACCTCGGCCGCAGCTCGCGCGGCTCAGTCTCGCAGGGCAGCCCAGGGCAACATAAAGCGCACGGGAACCAAGTACAAGACAGGCGGCGGGGGGTCCGGTTCCGGCAGGGCAAAGGCACCGGTTATCCGCAGCGTTCAGCAGTCCCGTAGCCACACCAGGACCAGGACATCCGCACCAACCAGGGCTGTGGCAACTCCGAAGGCATCGCTCTGGGTACACCGCGAGTTCGACGGCGAGCAGCTTAATCCGTGGTGCGTAGCAGGTAACGACCAGGGAGCTGAGAACTGCGCTGCCGTTGCTGTCGCCAATCACCTGTGGTGGCACACTCACCTGATGATGACAGACGAGCAGGTCCATGAACTCTCTCGTCACTCGGATAACATCCCCGGCCTGCTCAGGTACCTACAGGGAAACGAAGCTTTCGAGAACGTATGGCCCGAGAGCTGGTATCACGCCAGTACAGCAGGCCCTGGTGACTTGATTGTGTATGATGTGCCAGAGGGAACGCACGCTGCGCTGCTACTGGAAGACCTGAAGGTAGTTGCCTGGGGCGAGGAAGTTCCGTTCAAGGGCAAGTACATCGAAGGGTGGCACATCAAGTGGCGAACGTACAGGCGATCCGGCAGGCCCTAGCAGCACGGCTCCAGACTCAGCTAGGCATCACCACTACGGCCAACGTGCCAGCGATCATCACTCCACCGGCAATCTTCGTCCTGGGAGGCATGCCCTACATTCAGTACGGTGTGACGATGGGTGAAACAGCCGACGCGCTGGGAGCTGTACTGGGGCCGGTGGCCTCGCCGCTGTCCAAGAACAGCATCATGCTCTCGGTCCTGATCTGCATCTCGGTGGCTCAGGGGTACGAGCCGATGCAGCCTGCCCTGGACATCCTGCTCGAACCTGCCGGGAATAGCGGGAGCATCCCTGACGCTATAGCTCTGGACGAGACCCTCGGCGGCGTGGTGGACTTTGCAGTTCCGCTGGACTGCACACCGCCCAACTTGATCAACGTCGGGGGACAGGACTACTTCGGTTCCCACATCCGGGTACAGATAGGAGCATAACATGAGCACACAGACGCTAAGGGCAGACGTTCACCCAGACCTCTACAACAGTGACGCCCTGGACAGGGAGGGTTACGCGCACATGGTCGTACGGAACTACCTGGAAGCGCTGGCCGCGAAGGACATCCACGTTGTGCGCGAAGTTAGCAGGGAATGGAAGACTGGTATCCTCGATCCGTTTGTAACCCTTCTTGTCGAGTTCGAGATTAACGAGTGACGGACTTCTCGGTTAACGAGGACGAGCTGTACATGGCCCTGCTGAAGAGGCGGGCGTACATGACGGCGTTCCCAGGAACCTTGGCCCCGGTACACGGCGACGTTATGATTAAGGCCGAGGATGACCGGTGCTCTGCCGTGCTTACGATTACCAGGAAAACTGCTGACGGAGGGTTTGTTCCTGTCAAGCTGGAGGGGGCTTCCCTCGTTAAGTTTCTCCGCGAGTTCTTTGGAGTAGAGAATGCCTGACACGCTAGACCTCACCATCGCCGTGGCGGCAGCCCTTACCCGGTTTCGCTTCAGTGGCTACGGGCTGGACGAGGTAGACGAGATCATGCGTGATCCTGAGTTGGACCTGCACCGGGGCCTAACTGCGCACCTGGTCGAGGCGATTCAGAAGGAGCTGGACTACTCGTGAAGGCACTGCTGGTACACCCAGGTCCTGATTTCTCCGTTGCAGACGTGTTCCGAGGGTACGAGAGCGCGCTCCGAGAGCTTGGTGTAGAGGTAAAGGTCTACAACACCAATGACCGGCTGTCTTTTTACGCTCAGGCGCACCTCCCGGACTACACGATCCCCGAGAATGAGCTTGAAAGGGACGAAGACGGCACCCTGCTGCGCCCTTTGCACAAGGCATTCGACTCTGAGCAGGCCATGACTGCCGCAATGCAGGGCCTGAGCCACGATCTTTACACATACTGGCCAGATGTAGTGATTTTCGTGTCCGCGTTCTACACGGCAGCCTCTACTTTGCGTGTAATCAAGGCTCGCAGGCACAAAATCGCCATCATTCACACGGAATCTCCGTACCAGGACGACGAGCAGCTCATGCGAGCCCAGTTTGCGGACGTAAACCTGCTCAACGACCCCGTGAACCTGGCCGAGTACCGGGCTTTGCAGCCGAATTCGCACTACATGCCCCATGCGTACAACCCGCACCTTCATTATCCGGGTAGCGGGCAGTATGACTCGGACTTCGCGTTCATCGGGACCATCTTCAAGAGCCGCAAGGAGTTCTTCGAGGGCATGTTCCGCGATTTCCAGGGCTACAGGCTCGCTCTAGGCGGTTCCGGCTTCGCCAACGACTACATGGACGACTCGTACCTGCTCAAGTACCTCGGCCACCCCCGTGACGAGTGCGTGGACAACCGGGAAACGGCCAATATCTACCGGCGAGCGCGCAGCGGCATCAATTTCTACCGCCGAGAGTCCGAGGGCGAGCACACGGGCGAGGGATGGGCCATGGGACCGCGTGAAGTGGAGATGGCAGCGTGCGGGTTGCCCTTTGCACGTGACCCCCGGCCCGAAAGTGACGAGATCTTCCCATTCCTGCCGACTTTCTCGTCACCAGCAGAGGCCGCTGAGCAGTTGAAGTGGATTCTGGCCGACGAGGACCGCCGCATTGAACTGGCTATGCTTTCCCGGCACGCAATCCGGGAGCGAACCTTCAAGAACAACGCCAAGAAGCTACTTACGTACCTGGAGAAGTGATGAAGACGCGAGTGAAGTTCGGAAACCTGTACCTCGGCAACAAAATGAGCGGCCTGCCGTTCTTTAATACCCCGTGGTTCGATCAGCGGGCCGAAAGCCTGCGCGCAATTCCCGGCGTGGACCAGGTATTCAATCCAGCCGAGTGGGACAGGATGCGAGGGTTCGATCCCATGCTCTGCCCGAACGGCACGGCCGAGGAAGCAGCAGCAGCCGGGTTCTCCTTGCGAGAGGCACTGCAGTCGGACTGGGAATGGATCGCCAAGTACAGCAACGGCCTGGTTATCGGCCCGAACTGGGCTACGTCCAGGGGAACCATCTCCGAGATTGC